GCGTTCCGCTAAAATAGAAGAAATGCGCACTTTGATTTCTGCTATCGAAACATTGGGTGCAAATGCCAATGACGATCAAAGGTCAAAGTTAACTACAATTAGGACAGAGGTTACCAATTTGGAAAATGATATTGATAATCATTTGATGATTGAGGCCGAAACTAAAAGAATGGCTACTCCTGCAACAAAAGTTAACGAAAACAAAGTTAACGATGAGCAAACAGTTAAAAAAGGTTATTCATTTCTTAGAGCAGCTAATCTTATTGCTAATAACAAAAGCCTTGATGGTTTAGAGTTAGAGATGCACCAAGAGGCTGAAAGAGAATTTAAACAAGCTGGTATCTCCGCTTCGGGTAATCTTTACATTCCTAAGATGATTGTAAAGAATGAGAAGAGAGATATGACTGCTACAAGTGCGGTTGCTGGTGGTAATACTGTACCAACTATTTTGGGTGATTTGATTCCATTCCTTGACCCAAGATTGGCAGTTATTCAAGCTGGTGCAACCTTACTTACAGGATTGACTGGTAATTTAGATTTTCCTCGTAATGATGCTGCGGCTACTGCGGTTTGGGAAACTGAAAACTCTGCCAATGATGAGACAAGTCCAACTTTTGATAAAATTAGTATGTCACCTAATCGTTTGGGTGCGTTTACTAACATTTCAAAGCAGTTACTTGTTCAATCATCTATTGACGTTGAGAATTTTGTAAGAAATCGTTTAAGCGAAGCAGTTAACAGAGCATTAGATTATGCTTTGATTAATGGTGATAATTCAACTCAACCATTCTTTGGTATTTTAAATACTGTTGGTATTGGTTCTGTAGCGATTGGTACTGATGGTGGTCCTTTGACCTACAAGCATATTATTGACCTTGAAACTGCTTTGGCTACTGATAATGCTGATTTTGGTACTTTAGCTTACCTTACTACACCTGGTGTAAGAGGTTTCTTAAAGAATACCGAGAAAGCAAGTGGTACTGCTCAATTTGTTTGGAATGATGGTGCACCACCAGTTGGACAACAAGGAGTTAGAACTGATTTGTTAAACGGATACCGTGCTTATGTTTCAACACAAGTACCAAGCAACTTAACTAAAGGTGGTGGAACTAATTTACATTCAGTAATTTTTGGGAACTTTGCTGAATTGTTAATTGGACAATGGGCTGGTTTAGATGTTGTGGTTGATCCATACTCATCAAGCAAAAATGCATTGGTTACCATCGTAGTTAACTCTTGGTGGGATTCTGCCGTACGTCATGCTAAATCATTTGCCGCTATTAAAGATGCGGATATTACTGGTATTTAAATCCTAATAAAATGAAGAATATTTTAATTGGTTTATTGGTATTTGCAGCTATTGGAGTTACTGCATTTAAAAATGACCGAAGTAAAACACTTGATGCTAATTATGATGATGCGTCAAGCACTTTTTATAGCTATTCAATAAGTGACACAATCACTAATACTGAAATAGACACTATTACTATTCCTGTAAGCTTGTTAAGCCCTTGGAGCGGTTATTGGTCTATAGTAGCTACTAACTTGTCTGGCACTACTTACATTTTGCCTACAGTAAGACAAGCGGCAAGTTCTACTGATTACACAAGTGTTGCTACATTAGATACACTTAATGTAAATGGAATGGTACAAGCTAACGAAGATGACAAAATTGGTGGTACTAAGTATCGCTTGGTATTGACTGGTGTTGGTACTCAATCAACAAGATATACTGCCTATTTTGTAGCTAAAAACGAATAAAATGAAAGTGCGATTTATCCAATCGCCATCTGGTTCACCACATTCCCTTGGTTATTTTCAAGGGGATGTGGCTGAATTAAATGAGATGACGGCAAAGGAATTAATTAAAGCAGGAATAGCTGAGTCCTTAACAGATAAACCTATTGTTGCTCAAAATAATCCTGTTATAGAAACAAAGATTAGCGAAAAACCTAAAAAAGCAATTAAGCGATGAAAATTTGGAGAGTAACAGTTGATCAGACAAATGAATTATGGACATCTGCGGAAGTCAAAAATTATTTGAAAGTTGATGATTCGACTGATGACTCTCTTATTACTACAATGCTAAAGGCTGCAAGACAAGCCGTAGAATCAAGACAAAACATATCTACTCTTACAAAAACTATTGTACAAAAGTTAGAGCGTTTTCCGTCAAGCTACAAAGTAGCAACTGATTATGAAAACGTAATTAAATTGTTAGTATATCCTTGTATTGGGGTATCGTCTATTACTTATTTAGATGAAAATGGTGTTTCTCAAGTATTATCACCAAGTTTATATGAGGTAGATACATTTAGAGGCATTATAGGTGAAGCAGTAGATCAAGACTTTCCGGATACTTACTTGTCTTTAAACGATGTGACTATTACTTATACTGCTGGATATGGAACTGCTGCTACAGATTGTCCTTCAGACATTAGGATAGCAGTATTAAAAATGATTGCATCAATGTACGACAACAGAACTGATGCTATGCATAAAATGCCAAATGCAAGTGATGTTTTATTAAACCGATATAAATATGATTGGGTATAATAAAAGTGAGGTAATTGGTAAAATGAGAGAAAGGGTTGTTATTCAAAATAAAACCATATCTCAATCTGATAGTGGATTTCAATTAGAAAGTTGGACTAATATAGAAACTGTATGGGCAAAAGTTGATTACTCATCGGGATTTGAAGAGGAAGAGGCTGATAGGATTGTTGCACAACAAAAAATAAAATTTACTTTACGTTATAATGTTAATATTTCTGTAAACAGTAGATTTTTGTATCGTTCAAATTATTACCAAATTGAAACAGTTGCGTATTCTGATGATAGATCAATTATAGTTGCAACGGGTTTCTATAGACAAGGATACTAATGCCAAGAAGACCATTATCATTTACGAATACTAATAGAGGAGTAGATTATGCTAAGTTGCGTGTAGAAACAAGACGTGCTGAACAACAAGGTAAATTTGTTGAAAAGGATTTTAATGTTGAATGGCAAATCTTTGATAGAGATGTCCAAGATGCATTACACATGATGCGAACTAATTTTAAAAAAGATTGGGATGCAAAAAAAATGGATATACTACACAATGCCGCAGAACCTATGGTTGCAGCAGTTAAACCTCAAATTCCTATTTATAAAGGTGGTGTTCATTATAGGTATTTTACAAAAAAAACTACAAATAAAAAAACTGGTCAAAGTACAGAAAAAGAATATAGGGCATCATTTATACCAGGTCATTTAAGAAAATCAGTAAAAGTTCTTAACCCTTTTAAACCAAGGTTAAAAAGAATTGAAACTATTGTAATTGGTACACTTAAAAATTATCCTACTAAAGTTAGTAGAGGTCCATTTGATGGTATTAATAAGGCCGATGCATATTATACAAATTTTCTTTACGGTAGTGCGGTTGCATTCCAAACAAAAGTATTACTACAAGGATTTCTGAAAGCTTTTCACGCATCCAGAGATGTAGTAATAAAGGGTACACATAGTTTAATAAATCAGAATGCTAAAGCAGCAGGGTTAGATTATAGAATACAATGAACATAGGAAAATTAATATATGCCGTTGTTGCAAGTGATGCTACTCTTGTTAGTTTAATAGGCACAAGAGTTTATCCGGAAGAAGCACCTAATACTGTAGCTTATCCTTACATAACATTTTCCAAAGTAAATACTGCACCAACAAGAGTAAAAAATATTGTTAGTCCTTTGGATATGGTTAAGGTTACTTTTTTTGTTTATTCTAATAGTTATGACACAAGTGAAAATGTTGCCATAGCTTTAAGGAATAAATTTGATAACCTTAGAGGTACATATAATTCAATTAATTTAGATTGGTGTATATTTGAAGATGAAACCACTGGTGATCCGGTAATGGAAGACAAAATATATTGGATAGCAATAGATTTCTTATTTAAAATAAACAGACTATGAGAATAATTTTTTTAAAAGAACATAATAATTTTAAGAAAGGTGATGTATGCGAGGTGTTAGATACTTTTGCGTCATCTTTATATAAATTAGGTGTTGCTAAACTTTACGAAGGTGCTGACGTAGAAATTATGCCTACAAAAGAACCCGAAAAGGAAGTAGTTTATGTTCCAATAATTGTAAATGAAGAACAGTTAATGGAACAAATGCAAGTTGATGAGCATGACATAAATTACGATACTGAAATGGAGAAAGGAAACAAGATTAAGTCAAAATTAAAATAAAACAAAATGGCTACAACTGGAATAATGAACGGCTCTTTGTTGCGATTATATGTAGATGGTGTTGCGGTTGCGTATTCAACATCTGATACATTAGATTTAACAAGAGCAATGCGAGAACTCGCACACAAGGATAATACATCTGCATGGGTAGAAGTTAGTCCTGGACAAAAATCAGCTACATTTTCAACTGAATTAATGTTTGCTGATATTGGTGATGCAAGTGCAAATACAAAATTTAACACACTATTCTCTTCTTGGGATTCGGGAACATCCATTGTATGTACTTATACATCAGATATTACTGGTGATTCTATATTTACATTCGATGCGTTTATTGAAAGTTTGTCGTTAAGTGCTGCAAACCAAGAAAGTGTTACTGCTTCTTGTTCTTTAAGAGTAAATGGTGCGGTTACAAGATACACCAAGGTTGTTCCTGCCGCTCCAACTGCATCAGCTGGAACACCAACAACTACAACTATGCCGTTAACTTGGACTCTCCCTACACCTAACGGTGGATACCCAATTACAGATTATCTTGTTCAATACAAGACATCTGCTTCACAGACATATTTGACATTTACAGATTCAGTATCTACTGCACTTACTGCTACGGTAACTGGTTTAGTTACTGGAACGGTTTACAACTTTAGAGTTGCTGCTATAAATGCTACAGGAACAGGAGCATATTCAAACATTGTTACTGCTACAACTGCATAAATTTTTCCGATACTATTTGGGGGTTGACACTTTGTCAACTCTCATTAGTATCCAATTATAAATAAATAAACTTTTTTTATGGTATCGGTAAATCACATTGAAATAAACAAAAATGAAATTCCTTTTAAATTAGGTGGATATGCATTGAGTTTATTTTTAAAGAAGAAAAACATTAAATTCTCATTATTTAAAGAAGCTTTAGATGATGATTTGAGTTTATTGTACGAAGTTATTTATTTAGGGGTAGAGAATGGCTATAAAAGAGAAGGAAAAGATAATCCTTACAATTTAGAATCCTTTTGTGAAATGGTTGATGATTATAACAAGCTACAAGATTTTAGTGATTTAGTTGCTCAAAGTATGGGAGGCGGTTCGACTGAAAACGAAAAAAACTAAGTAACCCAAACGCAAAGCCTCTTGAGATTGAGGATATTGAAAAAATGTGTTTGGGTGAATTACAGATGACACCAGATGAAATGAATATGTTTGATTGGAGAGAATTAATGATTAAAATTGATGGTTATTATAACTCTGTAAACAATCAATATAGACTAAGCTGGGAACAAACAAGGTTTATTGCATTTAATGCAATGTTACCTTATGTTGGCAAACATAAAACTTTAAAGCCTAATGATCTTATTAAATTTCCGTGGGATCATAACTTTAAACAAAGAGTTTTAACAGAAAGGGATTATCAAGAAATGGATTTAATGGACACGTTGGTAAAAGGTAACTCAATGCTAACTAAAGAAATACTATAATGGCTCAAGGAATACTATCTATAAAAATTCGTGCTGATGCCAGTCCTTTAGAAAGGGCATTAAAGGTAGTTGGTAGGGATATGGCCGCATTTAGCCAAAAGGCTTTAGCTATTGGTAGAGGTGTAACATTAGGATTTACAGGACCTATAATTGCTATGGGTTCAAGTTTTGTTAATGCGGCTGCTTCTATGGATCAGTTAGAGAGAGGCATGGCTGCAATAATGGGTAGTACAAGTGAAGCAACAAAAGAATTAAGTAAATTAAAGGAAAGTGCAAAGTTACCTGGTTTAGGATTTGAAGAAGCAGTTAGAGGTAGTATTAGATTACAAGCGGTAGGTTTAAAGGCAGATGAGGCAAGAAAAGTATTAGAAACATTTGGTAAAGCACTTTCATTGACAAGTGGTGGTGCGGTTGAGTTAGAAGCCGTTCAATACCAGTTAACTCAAATGATTTCTAAGAATAGGATTCTTGCAGAAGATTTTAAGCCTATTCAATCTGCCGTTCCTTTAATTGGAAAGGCTCTACAAGCAGCTTTTAATACAGATAATATTGAGGCGGTAAGAGCAACTGGTGTTGGGGCTAAGGAGTTTGCTATGCGACTAACTGAAGCATTAGGCACAATGCCTGAGGTTATTAATGCAACGGGTGGTATAAGAAATCAATTTGATAATCTAAGAGATTCTATAAAATTTGCCTCTGCCGAAATGGGTAAAGCCATTTTAAAGAATATAGATTTAGAAGCGGTGATAGATAGTGTTACTCAAAGGATAGTTATGTTGTCTGATTGGTTTGGAAGTCTATCTGATGGAATGCAAAAATTTATATTAAGCGCAACTAAAAACATAGCGATATTTGGTGGTTTAGCCTGGATTATAGGACAAGTTGGCTCTGCTTTAGGCACATTTATTTATGTTATGGGTCAAGCAGTTAAAGTACTTTACACATATGATAAGGTTACTAAAACAGTAGCGTTAACTACTGGTGGATGGATTACTATAATTGCTGCGTCTGCAATTGCCGTTGGATTATTAGTTAATAATTACAATAATGCTTCCAAGCCAATGGACACTTTTAACGACCATTTGTCCGTTGGTGCTAAAAATGCAAGAAAAGAAACTGTTGAGTTTAATAGCTTAATGGGTGTATTGCAGGATGCAAACACAAGTTTATCAACCAGATCTACTGCACTTGAAACTATTAATACAAAATACAAAGACTATTTACCTAATTTAATAGAAGAAGCTACAAGTATTGATGCAATAAGAATTGCCCAAGAAAAAGGAAATATTGCTTTACAGAATAAGTTTAAAGTATTAGCTGCTCAAGGAGTTCTTGAAAAACAATCAAAAAAATTATTAGATTTAAGGGAGGAATTATTTATTTTAGAGCAAGAAAGAACTAAATTTGAGAAAACACCTCAAGGACCAGTAACAGGATTTGGAAGTAATGTAAGTACGCAATATGATGCTCAAGGTTCAAATATTGAAAAATTAAAAAGTAAAATTGAAACTTTACAAAATGCTTACAATAAAACTTCAACAAGTTTATCGGGTTTAACAAAGGAACAAAATGCTTATAATGAGCAACTTAAAGCTGAAAAAATTGAAAACCTTAATAATAAGATTAAAGATATAAATGTTTTTTTAGAAGAACAAACAAAAAAATATGGTAAAAATGCTGATACTGTAAAAAATTTAAAAGAGGAGATTACTAAATATCAAAGTCAATTAGATGCATTACAAGGCACTAAACAAAAAGAACTAAATAACAATGATAATTTAAATAATAGTACAGATAAGGTAAAGACAAAATATGAGTTATTAAATGAACAATTAAAGGATACTGAAGAAAAATATAAAAATGTAGTTTTAACACAAGGTGCTTTATCTACTGATGCAATACAATTAGCAGAAAAATATAATTATGTAAAGGATACTTTAAAAAAAGTAAACGAACAATGGGATAAGATTGAAGGTAGAGATTTAAATGTCACTCCTTTGCCTCAATTTAAAGCACCAAAAGAAATAGAATTTAAAGAAATATTTACAGATGATATAGCTAATAGAATATTAAAGTCAATAGGTTATGTCGATGGTGTTTCTCAATCAATGAGAAATTTAAAAGATACATCTGAAGAAGTAGGCAGTATTGTAAAAGGTAATATAACTGAAGGTATTGTTCAACCAATGACTGAATCTCAATATCAGATTGAGAAAACAATGGTTGATATTGAAAAACTAAATGATCAATTAACAGACTTAGTAAATAATACTTTAACAGATGTTGCCTTTGCTCTTGGCGAACAACTTGGCAATGCTTTAGCTGGAGCAGGTTTTTCCATTAATATGATTTTAATGCCTTTAGCAGATGCTTTAATACAATTTGGAAAAATGGCCATTGCAACTGGTTTTGCTGCGGAGTCAATTAAAGTTGCCTTAAAATCTTTAGGTGGTGTGGGTGCAATTGCTGCTGGTATTGCATTGGTTGCTTTAGGTACATTTGTTAAGAGTCAATTAAAAGCCCCTGCACTTGCAGAGGGTGGTTTGGCATTTGGTCCTACAATGGCCATGGTTGGTGATAATAGAAATGCTGGAATTGACCCAGAGGTTATTGCACCTTTATCAAAGTTAAAGGCAATGTTAGGTGACACCGGTGGTGGTACTCCATATATACTTAAAACAAGTATCTCTGGAACTGATTTGCAATTAATACTTGAAAGAACAGATTCTAAAAACCTAAGAATAAGATAATGGCAAGAAGATTTGAGGCAAGAGTTTATTCTGAGAAAGGTAGAGAGTTTAAATTGTATATCAATGATGCAAATTATTCTGGTGTAATTAACCCAATAAGATTGGTTAATTTAAATTTAAATTGGGATAGCAATAGAAAAAAAGGTAGTGAAAGATTTGCACCAGTAATTGGTAGCACTTGCGACTTTTCATTTTTTGTAAATAGTTCTATTTTACAAACTTTTGTTGAACAGTTAGTTGATAGTGAAGAGGGTAGATTTACTGTTGAGTATTATGCTTACGCTGCAAATGGCAGTACTATTAACATGAAATGGTTTGGTTATATATTAATTGATTTAATAGAGTTTGAAGATGTTGCTAATGCTATAGGATATAATTTTGATATAATTGCAGTTGATGGACTTGGTTGGTTAAAAAATATAGAATACAAAGCACCTAATGGTCCATTTGTAGGAGCAGATACTTTAGCAAATCACATAATGAATTGCCTTAATAAATTAAGTTTTGTAAACTCTTTTTATTCTAACAATGTAGCTATTTTAAGTTTTATAGGTAATTGGCATAATTCATTTTATACCTACTCGGAAAACAATAATATTTTAAGTAGAATAAAAATTAATCACAAAGCATTTTATTGGAAAGATACAAAAGACAATTATATATACACGACTTGCTATGATGTATTGGTAGCAATCTGTGAGGCATTTGCTTCAAGATTAATATTTTCCGGTACAAATTATTGGTTAATTCAAATCAATGAGTACATGAATCCAAATGCAATGAGATATTTTAATTTCTTTGCAAATGGAATTGAGGATCCCACTGTTTTTGAAAATAGAGATTTAGCTATAGTAAACAATCAAACTAATTTAGCAGAAAGTGATTTAGTTAGAATTGGCGGTGGTAGATTTGGATATTATGCACCATTAAGAGAAATGATTGTAGAATACAAAACATCTGCAAGAAGAAACTTAATACCTGGTAGTTTATTTACATACAATACTTTTAATTTTTTAAATCCAAGTCAAGGCGATTCTGGTGAGATTTTATTAGAAGAACTTGATTCTGATAACTTAGAAGCAAGATTGTCCTATACAAGTAATCTATCTTTATTTTCATCATATAATTTAGCGGGATTTACTTTTCAACCTCACATATTTTTATTTGCTGCAATAATTAATCAAAAAGGATTTATAATTCCTGTACAAGAATTTGAAGATTCAAGCGGCTGGTCTTTAGGAAGTGGTTTTTCAGTTGATGAAAAAAAGTTAAAATTCAATGTTACAAATACTGCTCAAGCTGCAAAATCATTAATTGCTGCAACTATTGGATATAAATATAGTGTAAAATTAAAAATTACCATCCAGCAAGGAAACATGAAAGTTTATATGGGTGGTGCAGTTTTTGAAATAACAGAATCTGGTGATTTTGAATTTGATTTAATAGCAGTAAATACAACCGGTTTTAAATTACAAAGTTCTGTAGTAGGTTTTAGTATTGGTAGTATAAGTAACCTATCTATGGTTGGTCCTGTTTCTTGGTTAAAAAGAGAAGCTACTTTTGAGGGATTAAATACTATATTTTCTGCTGCGTCGTGGGAAAATACACCAAGTGAATTTCAATTTACATCTGATGTAATTAGTCAAGATTTAACATACATATTTAATAAAGTAGTAGCATTTGATACATTAGCTATTCCTGCGACATCTCAATATTCATTTCAGATTACACTTAAAAGTATTAGGAATGCAGCAGGAACAAATATTACATCACAACTTTTAGCTTACAATTATTCATTTGCAGATAACTACTTAGAATTTTTACCTAATGGTAATATTCAAAATCAAAATGATATATACGAATATGCAAGTGACAACAATGTTTTCTCATCATTAAGAGCAAGGATTGAAACTAAGATTGGTGATGGTCCGGTAACATCTTCTCCAGGTGCAATATTTGTAAAGAATAATGATGGTAATTTTGTCTTAGCAAGTCCTATTGGTTGGACTATTGCTGATATTGGTACTGGTAAAAATATATCACAAATATTAGTTAACGAGGTTATTAAAGGTCAATTAAAACCGGTAAGAAGAATGATCAATGTGGGATTCCAAAATAAAAATCTTAACAACCCATTTCTCCCACACTTTGTTATAGATTTTACATCTGTTATTGCTCAAGACAATGATAATTTTTGGGTATTTGAAAGAGGTACTTATGAATGTATGACAGATATAATAACTGGTGATTGGTTTGTAATTAAAAACGATGAATAATGCCATACACAGAAAGAAGTGTTGTAATTAAAGGTTTAGGTTGGGAAGATGGCACTCCTTTCTCAAGTGGTAGCGGTGGTACATCCTCAACTAATATTACAGAAACTATAAGCAATGTAACTATAACTGGTTCTACTTTCGCAGTTTACGCTCAAGAGTTTTTGGCAACCTCATCAAATGTATTGAGTATTACTAAAAATAATAATCAACTACCTATAACAAATCAAGATGCTCAATTGCAAGTGTATCAGAATGGACAATTGCTAATTAAATCACAATATGTCGTAACTTTGCCAAATACTATTACTATTGATAGCAATACACATTATAATGGTAGTAATTACATTGTTACATTTATAATATTAGTATAATGGAAGAGATAAAAGCACCAAAAAAGGAACGCAAGTTTTTAAAAGCCGTTGGCAACATTGCCAAGGTTTTGGCTAATGAATTAGTAATGGGAATAGCAAGAAAGTTTATAGGCAAAGCCATTGACAAAGTAGGCAACAAAAAACAAGGACTTGTAATTGCTTTTCTTTTGGTGGCAGGAATATCTTATGCCTCTATGGATTCCATTCCTTACCCTATTACAGGCAATAAGCAGAGATTAGGATGGCAGAGTACTGGCAACGGCTTGGTGTGGAGAGGTAGAGTGACAGACACAATAACAAAGCCTACAAGCTATGCAGATAAAAATGTAAAAGCCTATCTTATCCTTGACTCTGTTAACGGTTCTTTGTATGTATTTAAACAAGGTGTTTGGGCAGCCATTAGTGGTGGAGGTACTACAATAGATACAACATCATTAAGCAACAGGATAAATTTAAAATTAAATATTTCTGATACTGCTGCAATGTTATTGCCATATTTTAAAGATTCTGACACATCATTGTTAAATCTTGTTTCAAGGCTTGGATCAAAATTAAATATTTTAGACACAGCTACAATGTTAGCTAACTACGCATCAAAAGCCTACGCAGACACAAGCGGCAGATTTTACGCAAGACAAGATTTTACCAATGTTTCTTCAAGTACATTGACTTGGACACAAAGTGACACATTAGTAGTCGGTGGTACGGGAGTGGTGCAAGTTTACCGCAATGGTCAAATTTTGCTTCCTACCCAATACACGATACCAAGCAATGCTTCCGTTAACATTGGTGCAACGGCATTTAAAGTAGGTGAAAATTATACGGTGATATTTCCCCGTGGTGGCGGTGGTGGTGGAAGTGGCAGCGGATCACTTACGTCAATTTCTGGTGGTACGGGAATAACGGTTAGTCCAAATCCAATAACAACCACGGGCACTGTATCGGCTGACCTATCTGTTTTAATGGAATTAACTGACACTACTTTATTAAATCTTACATCAAGATTTGCTGCTAAATTAAATCCATCTGATACTATTTCGTTATCAAATAGAATAAATACAAAGGGTAGTGGTACAGTTACAAGCATTGCAACAGGCTATGGATTAAGTGGTGGAACAATAACTACAACTGGTACATTACTTTTAGATAGTTCAGCAGTATTTACAAGAATAAGAGATAGTATAGTTGACGTTGCTATTGGCAATGATACGATAAAAATACTAAAACAAGAATATGCACCAGCCTCAACAAATGTTTTGACTTGGACAATTACTCCTAAATTCCCTATTCAATTAAAAGCATATATTTTGGTGTTTAGAAACGGTCAGTTATTATTAAATGACCAATATAATCTAAGTGACACCAATAAAATAACCATTGTTTCTACCTCGTTTAAGATAGGTGCTAATTATACTGTAGCAACAGTCAGCGGAATTGGTTCTATTAGTACGGGTGTTTTTCCAAATCCTGTTTACCCAGAAGCTGGGATTGCAGTTAGCACAGGAACTACATGGACTACATCAATTACAAATAATTCAAGTAATTGGAATACTGCATTTAGCGATAGGTTAAAATGGGATGGCGGTAGCACAGGCCTTACTGCATCTACGGGACGTTCAAGTTTAGGTGGCACAACTATTGGACAAAGTATGTTTACTTTATCCAACCCATCCTCAATTACTTTTCCACGTTTTAACGCTAATAATTCTGTTTCATCTTTAACGGCATCTGAATTTAGAACGGCTATTGGTGCAGGAACAGGAACTGTTACGAGTGTAACAGTAGCATCTGGCACACCATTGTCAATTAATAACAATACAACTGTTCCCGAAATATCTATGGCTGCTGCAACATCAAGTGTAAATGGTTATTTATCTTTGACAGATTGGACTACATTTAACGGAAAACAAAATGCTTTAGGTAATGCAAGTGCAAGTGTTAGTGGTATTTTAACATCAACGGATTGGAGTACATTTAACAACAAACAAAACACATTGACTAACCCAATTACAGGAACAGGAACGACAAATACTTTGCCATTATTTACAGCCACATCTACATTAGGTAATTCTGTCATTCAAGAAAGCAGCGGAAATATTGGCATAGGTGTAGCCCCAATAGCAAATCTTACTTTTGACGTAGCTAAAAATATTTTATTAAAATCTGGCAGTACGGGAATTGCATCTGTTTTGTTTTCAGAAACAGGAACTCCATCTTCTACCGACGTTGAATTTGGTGGCATTCTAAGATATAATGGTAGTCTTGATAGAATGGAATTAGTAACAAGAGATAATTTAGGTGGTTCAAATGTTACGAATACAGGCTTAACAATGGATAGGATTACAGGAAATATTGGTTTATTAAAACCCACAACTATATCCTCAACCTTAACCGTCACAGGCGCAATAACCGAAGGCGGCAACAATGTTCTTACAAATCTTGACACAACTTCTTTATCAAGTCGCATTGATGGTAAAGTATCTTTATCAGCGACTGAAACCATAGGTGGGACTAAAACATTTAATAATTTGGTTAATATAACTAATCAAATGACAATAAGTGGTTCTTTTTCAGACGCAAGTAAATTACTTGGTAAAAATACAAGTAATAATGGGGTAGGTGAAATAACACTTGGAACAGGATTAAGTCTTGCAAGTAATATTTTGACTGCTACACAAATAGATACCGCAAGTTTAAGTAATCGAATTAATAACAAAGTTGGATTAACAGGAAATGAAACTATTTCTGGAGATAAAACTTTTACAAATAAAATTATTGTAAATGATTCATCAAGATTTGAAAGTAATGTTCTATTTAAAAAAAATTTTGGTTTACCTATTGTTAAAATAAGTAATGCAAACTATACCGCAACAACTGCTAATCATACCATTATTTACACTACTTTAACCTCTAATAAAACACTAACAATACCTAATGCTTCTGATGCAGTAGGTATAAAATATACTATTTCAATTTTTGACACGCCAGAAGCTAATGAAGCTTTAACAATTGTAACACCTTCAAATAATTCTTTTGTTATAACAGATGGAGAAGGTGCATCTGTTAGTATTGTAGGTGGTTATTGTACTATTTTGCAAAGCGATGGTATTAAATGGTATGTACTTTCGTATTCACCTATGTATTAATTCTAAAAAAACAAAAACATGAAACAACTCCTTTCCCTCTTCCTCTTCCTTTTGCCTTGCCTTGCATGGGCACAGTACCCAAGCAATGGCAATCAAAAGATAACGCTTGGAGAACAGACAAGTGCCGACGGGCTTATATATCGGGGCGTCGCTGCAACTGATACGGTAAGAAAGCCAAGTGTTGATACAATGGCTTACATGGTTCTTGATACTACTACAAATATAATATGGCATTATAAAAAGGCTACAAGTAACGCATGGTTGCGTTTAAACCTTTTGCCGAGCGATACGGCTACGATGCTTACAAATTATTACCGTAGTGGCAGAGCATTGGGCACACCTTCAAGCGGTGTTTTAACCAATGCAACGGGGTTGCCATTGACAACGGGAGTAACTGGAACTTTGCCTGTGGCAAATGGGGGAACAAATGCGTCAACCTTTACGGCTGGTTCAGTTGTTTTTGCTGGAGCAAGTGGGACCTATACGCAAGATAATAGTAGTTTATTTTATGATAATACAAATGACAGATTAGGTATTGGAACTACAAGTCCAAATTATAAATTACACGTAAAAACAGGTGAAAGTGGGAGAACATTACATGATTCAAGAATGAAAATGACAATTGAAAGTGAATTAGAATCCTATTATTCAATAAATGTTCCAAGCACTGGATATGGTGGATTTAGAGTACATACAACTGAAAATGGAGCAGCAACTGCAGTATTTGAATATTGGGCACCAAATAAAAAATTTTATTTTTTAACAGGTGGATTTTATGAATTTAATGATAAAAATAATAACAAATTATTAACTATTGATAGTACTGGATTTATAGGCATAAATCAAGTTACTCCTACCCAAAGACTACACGTTGTCGGCAATGGCTTGTTTACGGGGAATGTTGGAATAGGTTCAGCAACACCAACATCATCGGGCACGGGAATTACATTCCCATCCACTCAGTCAGCCTCAACAAGTGCAAACACATTGGATGATTACGAAGAAGGGACATGGACACCAGCCTATGAAGGTTTAGCTGGTTCTGCTGGCAGCCTTGCTTATGCATCTGGTTATCCAAGAGGAAGATATACAAAAATTGGAAGATTAGTTGTAGCAACTGGTGAAATAGAATTGACAAATAAAGGTAGTTGGACATCTGGAGTTCGTATAACAGGATTGCCATTTAATTTAACTGCAACAGAAGTAGCGCAAGGTTTTTGTATAGCTGGTTTTGTTGATTTTGCGGCTGGTGAATTATATTTAAATACAAGAAATACAGGGGGTGCAAATGCATTTTTTTATTTTGATAAAACAAAAGACAATGCTGAAAGAGAAATATTATTTACAACTGCGGTAAATAACAACTCAACATTTTATTTTTCGTTAACATATCAAACAAACTAAGCAAATGAAAAAAATAATAATTTTTCTTTTTTTTCCTTTTTACATTTATGGACAAAATGTAAATAATTATAGTGAAAAAATTATTGTTTCTGAATTTAACATTAGAGAAAACAATAGTATTCAAATAAGAAAAACTACTCAAGTGTTAAAAGACACTAATGTTATTAGTGAAACTTACTGGCGATGTGTTTTAAAACCTAACGACCCAAATGCTTTTAAAGTATTAGGTGATTATGAAGAATATTTAAATCTTGCTATTGAGGCATGGAAAAATATACCTGACACATTAGGTGTTTTTAACACAAATGAAATTACAGATTCAAGTTTTTACGTTGGCAATTATCGTTTAAATATTAACAACGTAATTACAAATGGAAAAGTAAAAATTAATTCAAATGAAAAGTATGTTTTTAACCCTAATTTAAATCAGCCTCGAACTTTAAACATACCATTAAATGTTAAAACTAATTTAATTAAAATAAACATTGACGGTATAAATTATTTGTTAATCAAAAACGATAATGGCAAATATATTAGTGCAGATAAAAGTGTTAGGCTAATAAAAATTGAATAATGAAAGCAATAATACTAAAACTATTACATCAAAGCTATGAGTTCTTTGCCGTTGCATTAACTACGGGCTTTATTGCTTCGTTTTTCATCCCTATTCAAGGCTTCCTACTGTTTACGGTTGCCGTTGTTTTTGCGGATACTATAACGGGCATCAAGGCTGCAAGGAAGGAAGGGCAAAAGATAAGCAGCAAAGGATTGTATAGAACAACGGAAAAGATTGTAGTTTATTTTGTTGCAATCCTCATATTCGAAGGTGCTAAAAATACCTTTAATATTCCTTTCCCTATTACCTACATGGTAGCAATGATGATATCTTGTACAGAATTATACTCGGTAGCAGAAAATGTTAAGCGGATAACTGGATTGGAACTTGGGACTTTGATTACAAAATTTTTTAAACGTTAAAAACAAATAATATGCAGACTAATTTAAAAGAAGCTTTAAAAAGCGCAGACACAATAAAGTCACCTTTGGGCGATGTGGCTTGTTACTCAATGAACTTTGCGGAACTTGCAAGTGAAATCAATGTTCATCTTGAAGGGAACAAGGTAAAATTTACATGGCGCGAGTACATCCAACTTGCTCAAATTATTTGGGACAAGGTAAAAGAGACAAGTCGAGAATGTGCTGGAAAAGAAATTGAGGTAAAATTACCCGCAAAGCTATCATTGATAAGCGCAGCTTTTGCACTCATCGGTTTTAAATTATAGGCGCATAAGAATCGCTACCTTAGGCAGCCGAGGGCGTTGTATTGATTTACAGCGCCCTTAAAAATATAAAACATGGAAAAAAACAGATTTACTATTTTTTTAGATGCCGGTCATGGTGGATTAGGTAAGAAATTTGACATACCACATAAATATACAACTTACCCAAGTAAATGCTTCCAACATACATCTCATCAACTATTCCATGGTTACGGATGGTTTTTTGAAGGTGTATTTAATAGAGATATTGTAAACCTATTAGAAGTAATGCTAAAGGCAGAAGGGTTTAATACATTAAAGGTTTATAATGAAATAGATGATACACCTTTAAAACTGCGATCAAGCAAAGCTAATGCGTTTAAGGATTACGATGCTGCAGTACTTGTTTCGGTTCATGGTAACGCAGGACCTAAAGGTGCAAATGGATGGGAAGTATTTACAAGTCCAGGTCAAACACAAGCAGATACTTTGGCCACATTAATGTATGATGAGGTAAAAAATACTAACTTGTTTAGAATGCGACCAGACATTATTGATGGTGATGTTGACAAAGAAGCTAAATTCCACATGGTTTGTAATGTAAAAATTCCTGCCGTATTAACCGAAAATGGTTTCTTTACGGACAGGAACGATGCAATGAAGATGTTTAATAAGGAAAGTCAACACAAAATTGCCAATGCTCACTTTAATGCAATTAAAAAGTATTTTAGTATCCTATCCTTTTAATCATATCGATTGCTTTACCTTCCATGCTTGGTTCAAGTTTTTTGCTAATTATTGCTTTTGCCAATATAGATGCAATTCTTTTAGATTCCATATTTTTATATGGTTCACCTAAATTTGAACCCATCGGCTTACTGTAAAATGTTACAAGAGCATTAAAAGATGGAATTTGTAGATTAAAATTAACAGGCTTATCTGTCATGATAGCCAACTTTAAATAATCTGTTTTTTTAGTCTTCATATTGATTTTGGTTTAAATTTAAAAACAAGGGTAAATGCGTCAATCATATCCTGGGTTATTTTTATTGCAGGAATGTCCGTAATATAATTTTCTCCTTTAAGAACTGCTAACATATATTGCTTATTCCATTTTGCACCTTTTTGCAAGGGACTAACGCAAATATGTTTGTAGTTATTTACCTCAATCCATTGTTTTGTAATGGTTGATGCTGCTTGGTTCATACCAACTCTTCTTGAAATTGAACTCTGAACATTGTGATTATAGCCTTTTATAAAAGTAATATTTTGCATAGATGAATCTTCAATAATAAAATAGTAGTCTTGATTTGTATCAATGTTCATTATGTAGTTTAAAAAATCAACGAACTGAGTGAATTTCATAAACTCTAATTTTTTCGTCATTGTATCTAATATACAAATCGCTTGACCATTTTCCCTTATTGCAGGATCTACACCGATTACCTTCATGATATTGCTTTGTTTAATTCTATTGTTAGTTTGTTCTCTTTTGGTTTCCTTGGTGTTCTTCTTCTTGTTTTTTTTTGGTTGTTTATTCCGTAAGCTTCAACACCTTTGTCTACAAAGTTTATTTCCAAAAGATAACCAAAAACTACAATTGTACCAACAAAAAGAAACATGGTTATAAACTCACCGCCTTTATATTGTTCTTGTAAACCAAAAAATATTTCTACTAAAGCCACTATAGTTGCTCCTAAGGCTATCTTAGGTGGATAAGTGCTTCTACCTTTAGTTGGATTAAGAAAGTCCATAAAAACTACTGCAAATCGCCCTAATTGAAGAATTGAAGCAGCAATGATAGCTAACCAAAATTCCATTGGTAAAAATATAGCCGTAAGATATGCATTTATACCGTAGGTTAAGACAATTGTAAGAAGCATGATAGTCGGAATATTGTCCGATATGCTTTCAAATGTCCATTTGAATTGAGTGTTTGTAAAGTTTTTTTCCATTGGTTCAAATTTAAAATTCATTGTAATTTTGTTTTAAAGGAAAGTTATCCTTTTTAATCTGCCAGTACTCGGCCATTAATGTGGCTCTAAACTTATAATCTCTATCGGTGTGATAACCAGATTTGTAAACACACTTGCAAATTGATTCATAAAGTTTAATTCCCTTCATCTTGTAATTTGCTTTTTTACAGGCTGCATATCTTCCGGAGTTAAGAACACCAGCCCAAAGTTCCATTCCTTTTTCTGTTGTTTCGGCTTTCATAAACTTTGCCCTTACATACTTGTCTCTACCTCTTATTACCTCTCGTGTTTTATATGTTACTGATTGTTGACCCTTTAAGGCCTTTACACCACCAGCGTTTGCGTGTTTTCTCCAAAGGTCTGTTTCAATACCTTGATTTGTAGCCTCAATAATAAAAAAAGAATAAATCATGCTTACTGGGAAATCAGTTAAAAGGTGAACATTCATTAGCATACTTTCATAGCAATACGCAAGGTAAATACGTCTTAATTTCTCCCTGTCAATATTTTTTAAATTCCTAAACCCTCGACCTTCAAGCGTTTGCTTTAGTTGTAATCCGGATAACTTGCGTACCTCATAACCGTAAGAGCGTGATCCGTATGCACTTTCATCTATTTCCTTCTTTTCCTCTTTGCCCTGAATGGTAAGTGAGGTAATTTTGTGAACGTAAACGGTATCTCGTTCAATAATAGGAACAAAAGATGTATAGTTGTAATTTGTGTTTATTGGGGAATAAATCAACCCAACAATAAAGGCAGCGCAAATTCCCATAGCAATTTGATAGGGAAGTCTTTTATTTTGCGCTACATAAATTTCAATAATTGGTTCTTTCATAATCTTTGTTTTAGTAATTATAAATACAAATATAATATAAATAATATTATTATACATAAAAAATAAAAAAAATAAAAAAAAAGTGCGAAGACAATTCTCCGCACTATATGGCAAACTTAAAACTAACACATTAACCAATTACATTTTCTTATGATGATTGTACATTTCCTGTGCTGACATTACTATTATCTCTTTGCTTTCTGTGTCTATTCTAAGTTCCTTAAATCGTTCTATAGCATCTTCAAGACTTTGAGAAGATACTATGACTTTTCTACCATCTTCATAGCAAATAATAAACTTTTGTTCTACTTTTTCCATAGCAAATCGTATAAATAGTAAATAATCCACAGGCAGGTTAACACTCCACCAAAAGTTACAATGATTTTTGCAGCATTGTTAATAAATCCTTTTTCTTCTTCTGTCATGATTATTTGTTTAATAAATACATAATTAATGCTATTACCAATTTTAAAGCTGCTAATATTGCTATTGTTGATGAAATAGCAAAACCAACCCAGTATAATTTTTCTCTTTGTTTTTCTCTCATGATTATTTGTTTAAATAGTTTTTACTTGCTACCGGATCCTTACCCTGGTCTTTGTACTTTGCATCTGCCTTATTTGCATAGTCTGTGTAAGGCATTTCGCTAATGTCATGATAGCAGATTTGGGCAATCTTCATGCCTGGATATATCTTTACTGGCTGCACACAACAAAGTTCAAGAGTCCAATGGCCTCTAAAATTTACATCCCCAAACCCTGCAGTTATGTGGACAAATAAACCTAATCTACCAAGGCTTGATTTTCCTTGCAAAATTGGCACATGGCGAAGAGTCTCGGTGTATTCTACCGTTGATGCAAGGTACAAGATTCCAGGCTTTAAAATTAATCCATCTTCGGGAATAATAAAAGGCACATACGGGTTCTTCTTCCTAACGTCAAGTATATGGTTGGTGTACATAAGAAGAGTATTGGATAGCGTTAAATCAACACTATTAGTACCAATGTTTGCCTCTATCAAAGGCTCAATGACAATGTTGCCGGCTGCAATTTCGTCAATTATTGTCTTGTCTGTTAAAATCATTTTATTTGTTTTTGTAAATCATTTAATTCTGGATAAGTAAAATAAAACTCGGTTAACATTACAACATTTGACATTAGATGTGCGGAATGCAAAAGTCCACTTTCATTTTATCATTTTGTTTATGTCAACTATATAATTAAAAAATACCTGTCTTTCCAGGCTGCCAATTCATCCTCTGACGCATTTAAGTGTAAAGAAATGTTTAATCAAAGGGAAAATAACAATCACCTAAACCCGAGGTCTGCAAATATTTTTAAGTAGTCATGTGTCCTACTAATATTCTTTCTTGCCTAAAGCTACTTAATAATGTCCTGTAGTTATCGCTGGTAATAATTAGCAACTGCTTTACTGCTCTACATTGCTCAAAAATAGCAGTAGCCTTTGGATACTTACCTTTTACATAATAATCTGTCAAAGTAGAAGAATGCTTTATTCTCTTATATTCATCCTCTGCCATGTCGCGGATACACATCATAAGCAACTGGCAATATATAGACTCGTTCATTCCAGATATAACTGTGTATCGTGAGTAGTAAGCGGATAATTGTCGAAGATACTCGTCACATTCGTCAAGCATTTCTGCCGATGGCGCAACGGAAATCCAAGTATTAACCTCATCACAAAAGGCTTTTATTTCAATCATTTGCAAATTATACTCTTTCACTTTGCGTCTTTTACCGTTAACAATGTAACCGTTTTTGTCTCCTCTGTCGCTACACCGTAAAGTATTTCCTGCTTTTTCTGTGCTGCCAGTTGTTCCTCTCTTTCCAGTAGTTCCGGGCTATGAGTATATGATTTTTTTTGGTATGTAGAGTAGCTTAAAATCTTATCATCAACTTGTACCATGTACCTACTATTCTGCAACTCCTGCTCTATTTTATTTCTTAAATTATCTCTTTCAATTGTCCAACCCTTCACAACAATATCACATTCAACATACTTTGTAATTAAAGCAGATAAGTCCTCATTACAATGCAACTCATATGCTTCCGCTATTTCCTCTGCTGCTTTCCTTATTCTACTATCTGTTTCGACAAGATCTACCATAGAAAAGGTATGTTGGTATGTTTCATGCACATCTGTCCACTCCATGCTTTTACCTTTTACTCTTGTCTTATAATAATCAATAAAACAAGTTGGAATAATTCCTTTCTGCTTAAACAAAATTAAACTATAAGCCTTCATTTGTAGGCTATTTTCAAGGCGATCTTGTGTCCATGCAGCTGTGCCGGTCTTAAAATCTCGGATAATTTCAAAGTTTTCAGAGGCATTGTCAATGTAGCCAATAAATTTAAAGTCTCCAAAATCATGCTCAAGTTTATATTCTACATTAGGATATAGTAAAATGTTATTTAAAAAGTTAGGTGGAAAGTTAAAGTCTGTTTCTGTGATAATTTGATTAGCTTCGGACATTTTACAATAGTCTTCAATGTTAGAGGCAAACTGTTTGCCAAACTCCATCATGGGCGATGGTGCATCGGGTATATTTAAAAAATACCTCTTCATGTATGCAGAGGGATCGGACTCCCAAAGGTTTATTTGCGATATGGAAAGGTGTGGTCTTGGTAAAATAAGCATTGTAATTAATTTTAAGTTTTAAAAAAAGAGGCAGTTCAGCTACCGCCTCATCAAATGAGTCATTATCTTATTTTTTGGGATACTTGAATAAATATTGTAGTTGCTGCTGCACTAAGATGTTCTAAAGGTAAACCTTCAGCAGCCAATTTGTTATAAATATCAATGTAGGCTTGGCTATATATTGTACCAACTTCAAATATCATAGCAGCAATATCTTGTGGTTCGGCATTTTGTTTTTTCTGCTCAATTACCGCAACACCAGCAGGATCTGGTATTGTTTCCGATACAATATACTTATATTTACCTTTATCATCAAGTACATCAATAATTTCACCAGATTTTAAATTCTGTATAGGATCCCCAGGTTTACCATAAATCCTTGCTTCCTTGCCATCGTTGAACACGACAAGAATGTTTATAGAAGGACCATATTGACCTTCTCTTGGCGCACCAGCCGCATATTTAACTTTACCTTTAGTGACTATCATAATGATCTTCTTTATAAGCTTCTACTTTTTTCATCTCTTCTTGCAATGCCCAGTGGTTTAATTGTTCGCTTACCCATTCAAAATCAATAGCTTGTAGCATTATTGAATTAAACAAGTGTTGTTCCTGTGGTAAAAGGTCGTTAAAATTAAAGATTAAATCAATTGCATTTTCAACTCCTTCGTGTGTAATGTCTTTAATACCATACACATCAGTCAAATAATTTAATACTGCGTAGTTTGCGTCATTCATTGTAATTTATTTTATTTCGTTAAATTCAATATTGCGTTTAATTGCATCTTCCAAAATTTCACTAAAATACCGATGATTAAAATTAAGGTGATCAAGATCTCCTACAATAGGTATTTTATCTACAATTTCTTTTATGTTTTTAAGTCGTGCTAAACCATCGCGAGAATGAGTGTGCGTTACAACTGCATATATTGCAATGTGATAAAATGCTTCTGCAATTTCATACTGTCTTTTTTCTGTAATCATCATAATTTGTTTTTATTAAATCAAAGATAATACTAAATATAATACAATGTACATTTTTAATAAAAATAATTAAAAAAAATATAAAAAAGGTGAGACAAAATTATCTCACCTCGAAAACCAAAGTTTATGAATGACAATTACAATATCTTATCATTTACCATCAAGTGTAAAATTAATTACTTTTTTGTAAACCGCTAACTTATAAGCTATAACTTTTGCTCGTGGCAAGTTACCTTCAGCTATCTTTCTCATGTGTGCTTTCCTGTCGTAAAGATTGTAGGAGTCTGGCGGTAGGTTCTTTGCAATCTCTTTTGCCTCTTCCCATAATGCCTCTTTCTCTCCATCTTGCCATGTAAGGTAACCAAGTCTAACAGCCATGTCGTACCAATAAATAGGAATGTCATTAAAATCATTTGATTGAAAATTGCGTAACTTATTTTCAAAGTCACGGTCATATTCCTTACTTGACAATTCCCGTTTCTTATCCAGTATTTCCTGTTCTAATTTATCTTGTTTCTCCTTGTCAATCTGGTAAGTAATCTTATTCCTATATAGCATATATGCACTTAATATCTTACCTAATGTGTGTAAGTTGACCTTCCCGTAAAACTTTATGTCTTCATCCAAGTCCAACTGCTGGGTAGAAAACAATTCAAAAGCAGTCCTAATTTCTTCAGGTGCAAGTAATTTGTAATTTCTTCCAATATGATCTGCCACTTCCATGTAATATTCCTTTGCTCCATCAATACCGTACATCGGAAACAATGTAGTAATTAAATTGTAAACCTGGGTATAGGCAGCCTGGAAACCTATTTTAATTATCCTATTCTCCCTATGGTTTACAATGCGTTCAACGTGAGTTAAATTAGAATTGGTTTTGGCTGCTATGGCCGGTAAGTTCGTACTCATCTTGGCTAAATAAATTAGGGTTAGCAATATTGTTTGATAACTTGGTCATGGTATCCCTTATGTCAAGCAACGAAGACATATTACCATAAAAATAGGCTTTGTCAATAGAGGCAGATAATGTTTTTTCATCTACCTCTCTAAGGCTTCGATTATAAAAACCAATCCTTGAGTCAATAAATTCAATCAACTCGTTAATGTTCTTTAAGTCATTCATATTATAAATTTTATTAGTTTACAATTCCATATCTACTTCTTAAAAACTCGGCAGCTTCAGCATTCAACTGTTCTTCTTTTTTCTGCTTACTAAGTATTAAATTACTATTTTGCACCTTTGCATAAATCTGTGTGCATTGTCTATATAGTAAACCAATATTAAAGTTAGCCTTTAAATATTTATCATCAAGCATCCATGCAGCCTGTATAAATACTTTAAAGTTATCCATCTTGCTTGTCGGATCAATCTTTTCAACCCATTCCAATAACAACTTTACATTCCTTGCATCAATAGGGTTAAGTATATAATTGCCATTTAGTGTACGTGGATACTTTGCAGCGGAAACAGATTCATGAAAGGTGCAGAACATTTCGTAAGCGACAAAAATGTCGCTGGGTTGCTTCGGCTCGGCTTTTTCTTTCTTTTCACGCAACTTTTCTTTCTTTTTAACCTTGTCAGAGTCTAAGGAATCAGAGAAACCTTGCCTTGTAAAAGGATTTTTTATCTCATCTTTTGTGTGCGAAAATTCGTTTTCGCATATATTATAATCTGTATTATTAACTGTATTATTAACTGTATTATTATGTTCACGTTTTCGTGTAGGCTGCTTTACTGTTTTCGTGAATTCTGCTTTCACGTTTTCGTTAAAGCTGCTTTCACATTTATGTTTGTTAGTTCTCAATCCTCTATTCCTTCCATCAAAAAAAAGTTGAATTATAAAATCTCTTTTCTTTAAATCGCTAATTATATTTGCTACTCTACCCTCTGATAAATTTACAAATTTTGCTAAGTATTCATTTGATGCAAAACATCCACGGTCTGAGTTATCAAGAGAATCAATTTCTACAATTAAAACCTTTTCTATTAAAGTTAAATTTGTATTTAACCAAATTTCCTTTTTTATCCAAACACCTTTAAAATCTCTAATTTCGTTCATTTTAATGTATTTTAAAATAAGTTAAGTTGATTAGAAAAATTTTCAATTCTTTTAACTGATAATCCATGATAATTAACGGATATTTCAGAACCTAAATATTTCTTATTTTCTTTTAAAGATGCTATTGCAGTTGTTCCGCTTCCCATATAAGGGTCAAATATTATTTTTGAATCAGGAAAACACATAATAAATCTTTGTGCTAATTTTATTGGAAATGCTCTTTTATGTATCTTTTCAGTACCTTCGGCAGTATCCTTTAATAAATCATGTTGATTTATATTATTTACAAAATTTGTATTAATGCCTTTTGATAACCAGTAAATCCTTTCAGTCATAGGATAAAATCTACATTTATCAAAATTTTGTGAACCATTAAACCAAATTATTTCTTGTTTAATATCCCATTTAGTTTTTAAAATCCATTCATATGGTGTTATTTGTCTTCCATGTTTAATTCTATTTTTATGATTATACATTATACTGCCACCTTGTTTAGTGATTCTATATATTTCATCTAAAACTTCTATTTGTTGTTTTTGATAATCAATTTCAGGAATATTATCAAGGTATTGATCGTATGCTTTAAATACATTATTACCAGTATGATGTTTTAAACCTAAATTATAAGGTGGTGATGTTATTGTTAAATCAATAAAATTATCTGGAATTTTACCCATAAAGATTAAACAATCCTCATTATAAATCTTATTTAATTCCATTTTAATCTATTTTATTTAAGTTCGCAAATTCACCATGGTATTTAATTGCTACTTTTCCTTGTGTCAACTGAATTTCTTTCATAGTTTAAAAATTTAAAACACACATAGTGCTTGTTATTCTGTCTTTAGCAATTTTAAAATATTTTTCATCTAATTCAATGCCTATAAATTTTCTATTATGTCTTATACATGACAAAGCAGTCGTTCCACTACCCATAAATGGGTCAATTATAATATAATCCTCAGGTATAATTCCTATTATATTATCCATAACCTTTAAAGGCATCTGGCAAGGGTGTTCTGTTTTTTCGGCACTTACATTTTTAACTTGATTAATTTCCCACCAATCATATAATTTAGCTGATTTTCCTTCTTCAATACGTTTAGCAATCCTTTTATCAGTTGGATTCTTGTATTCTTGAGAAACCTTTGTAAAATCTGGTTTAAAACCAAAAAAAGCTATATCTCTATGTTGTTTTCCTGTATTGCTATTATAAACCCAACTTACAACCTTATCAGGAAACATACCTATATTAAAAGAATGTTTATATAAGTTTTCTGCATAATGAATAATTACTTGTTTGTTTGTTCCAAAAATATTAGATAACCAATTATAATAATCATCTTCTTTCATTTTATCAGAATAATTATTATAATGATAACCAATATTAAAAGGAGGATCTGAAACAAATATTACCTTATTATAATCAATATCTATATTAGGTAATACATAATTATTGTTTCCATGATATATTTCTATTTCATTTTTTCCATCTATTCCATAAGATAAAGAAATCTTAGAATAAATTAAATCATTAAATGTTTCCATATTTGTATTAAAAAAATGCCCAATAGGTGGACTCTATCGGGCAAGGGTTAGAACAATATTGTGTTGTTCCAATTCCTTTAAGCAGCGTCCACTCCGTTTAAAGGATAATCAAAGATAATACTATTTTATACTTTTCCCTTTATTTTTACTTTTTATTCCATAATATCTTTTGTCGCATTCTTCTCTTTCCTTTCTTCTTGAAACAATCTCATTTGCAATCATATCATTTGACCATGAAAGATATTTAACTTCTATAATGCAGTATGTTTCTAAATCAAACATTCCATAGTTTATAACACAAATACGACCATCGTTATCATAAAAAAATAAAATGTCATCCATTGCAATGTCTGGATACATACGGGGGTCATGGCGATGAAACAATTGGCAGATTTCAATAATCCTTTCTTTGATTTCATCATGTTGCTTAAAATACTCTATGTGATAATTCATAAATTTAGTTTTAACTGAGCAATATAAGCCTTGTATCTTTTTTCCTGTGCCAGAAAGTATTCTTTATCCAATTCAAAAGCCGTAAAATCAAAACCCATTTGATAGGCTGCTATGCGACTACTTCCAGACCCTAAATGCGTATCAAGTATTTTATCGCCTTGCTTTGCGTAGTTATGCAAAAGCCATTTGTAAAGGTGTATTGGTTTTTGATTTGGGTGTATTTTTATGCTTTTGTCGTTACCTTTTAAAAATCCATTCCATTCTATAGTACATTTTTTTACCAATTTATTAAATGATTGGAAAGCTATTTCACAATCGCTCATAGGAGATCCTGTTAATTTTTTATCCCAAATTATAGCACCTGAATGATATAAGAATTGAGGATAATAATTACTTCCCCAAATTATTTGATTTTTAGATAACCTAAATAATTCTATAAAATATTCTTTTTCAGGACATTTATTGTAGTTAGCATAATGTTTCATTTTTTTACCTCTTTCAGTATATATTCCTTTATTTCCAAAAGTACCATCACTTGCTCCAACTGCATAAGGTGGGTCAACAATAGCCAAATCAAAGTATTTGTCTGGATACCTTGCCATGCCTTCCATGCAATCCTCATTCGTTACCTCGCTTAAATTCTTATTCATAATCATTTGGTTTTAAAAAGTAACCCAGAACATACTGGGCTACATAAGAAACTATCTACTCGCATTCAAAAAAAAGCATTAAAATGGTAGGTCTGGATTATTATCCATATAAACCTTTTCAGTTGGTGCATTTGTTGACACAGGAGCAGATTCCCCTGTTGGCTTACCACCAAACTCCAGGCTACTAACACGGCAATTAATAATCGCTGCTGCTTCACCACTCTTCATAGTATAAGCATTTACTCCACCGGATCCCTCAACGACAATGTAAGTTCCTTTTAAAATATACGGTTTTAGTTTCTCCCCTCTTTCTCCCCAAATATTGCAACCAATCCAAATCGTCTTTTCTGATGGATTAGGACCATAAACCTTTTCCGTATGAGCCACAGAGAATGAGCAAACAGTTGTGTCACCCACAGTTTTAAGTTCCGCATCTGCACCAACTCTTCCCGATACAATAAGTTTAATCATTAGGTTTGTTTTTATAATAGTTATTCAATAAAGATTCAATCACTAATATTATTCCAGGCAATATAAAGTAACTGAAATGAATGTCAGTATAATTTGTTGCTTTGGCTAAAAATAATAACCAAAACACAATTTCTGCAACACTTGTTCTTTCCAACATAGGGGCTAAAGTTAAATGGTAAAATAATTATTAATCAAAAATACAAAATTTATTTTAATAAAATACTTTTTTATAAAAAATAATGTATATTTGCATAAAATTATTAATTATGTCTATTAAGAAAAAGAACGTAATGATGTCAGAGGAAACTCATTGTAAACTTATGGAGATTAGAATGAGAGTATATAAGACAAAGGGGCTACTCTTAACTATGGAGAAAAGTATTTTGTATCTTATAGAAAATCAAAAGGATTAAAAGATAATTGTTTTTTGACTGTATTCGAAGCCGTGATGAATTGTCACGGCTTTTTTATTAAGGGGCAGTATGTCAATCACTATAATTAAACTGATCACTAATTACTAAAATCATTAACATGAATACTGGGGCATATATACAATGTAATAATGCTTACCATAACAATTTATGTAAAATCATTATTACGGTAGGCTATTGTTTAAATGGGGTAGGGGCTATTGCTGATGGAAAACACCAGGAATTTGGCAAAATGCAAAATCATTTTTGAAAATGGTTAAATTAGACACAAACTGTCAAACGTATTCCTGTCAAAACATATTTTAAACTCAAGTAATTTATCTATATGTATAGGCATATATGTATTGGTAAAACCTATAGCTATTTTAATAAAAATGTAATGAGTATTTGTTTTGATTTAGCCTATAAACTAATTATATATTTTATTGTAAAGTACGGTTAAATCGTACTCTTTTAATTTGTCAGTAAATGACAAGTATTCTACCGACAAACTTTGTAAAAGCTTTATAATAAATTTTATAAATATTTCCAGAAATTATTTCAAAATTGATTTGATAAATAAATTGAATTAAAAGCAAAAATTAATAAAAAAATTAAAATTAAAATTTTTTAAAATTTTTTAAAAATTTTTTTTGAAAAATAAAAAAAAAACAGAAAGTGACGAAACCTCAGCCAAAAAAAAATGTCCGCGGCCGCGGTTGCCAAGTCGCGGTCGGAAATAAAAATTTTCCCAAAATTTTTGGACATCAACGGGAATGACGCAAAGTTTTTTAGCGCTTAGCGCTTCAAGCGCAGAAAGCGCAATAAGTCCTACCAAAAAGGTAGGGTTTCCTTTTTTGGAAACTTTTGTAAGTTTTTTTTAAACCCTACTAAATTAGTAGGGTTTATTTGTCCTACTAAAAAGGTAGGGTTAATTTTGGGCCGTACCAGGTTTCGGATTTTAAAAAAAAGTCCTATCAAAAAGGTAGGATTAAAAAAGTCCTATAAAAATAATAGGATTAATTTTTTGCTGCCAGAATTTTCGAATCTAAAAAAAAGTTCTACTAAAAACGTAGGGTTAATTTTGTCCCTCGAAACAAATTTTTAAAAAATTGATTTTGTTAAATTTTTGATCCTATATTATAAAAGCAAAAAATAATAATTAAAAAAAAATAAAAAATATTTGCATTTATAAAATTATTATGTAAATTTGCATATCAATTTTTTTTAAAACAGTCAAAAAAACAAACGACATGAAAAATTCAGTAAAAAATTTAAGTCCTTTAGAATTCAATTCAAGGCAATTTGTACAAAAAAATTTCGATTTATTTTTAGATGCATTAATGTTATGCGACTCAAAAAAATTATCTAAATTATTTGAAAATGATGAATTATTTGAGTGTTTGTGTTTGCACCTGAAAAATGGTAATTTAGTATGTTTTACATATATGCAAACATATTTAAACGAACTTTTAAGGGAATTTGCAAAAGAGATGCAAGAATATTTTTCCTAACAATCAAAACAGCCGGCTAATAACCGGCTACATTTTAAAACAGTCAAACAACAAAAAAAATGGAAACAACAATTTTAACAACAGTTAACCCTATTTTTGAAGCATTTGAAAAATTATCTAAAAGTTTAGGTGATCGTAAAAGTTTAGATTATTTAATGGAAAACTACGATCAAGAAACACTAAAAAAAGAGTTAGTGTATTTTTCTAAAAGTTATCTAATTTCAACAGTACAAAGCGAAATAGAAAGCATGAATAAATACAAAAGGAAATTATCTACTTTTGAAGATCTTGTAAAATATTTACTTAAAAACATTTGTAGTAAGGATCAATTAAGGCCGGCAATGTGTAAAGTATATAACGATCAAAAAAATGGTAATTTAGTAGCAACTGACGCGCATATTTTAGCTTGGCTACCTTTGCAAAATTTACCTATAAATGATTCTTTAGATAATATATGCAAAGAAGATTCAGAAGATTATTATAAAATTTATAGCTATTCTGAAAATAGCTTTAAATTGGATAAATACGGCGACATTGTAAATGAAGACATGGATAATAGGTATCCTGACTATAAGGCCGTTTTTCCTATACCAAACTTGTTAGATTATCCTTATTTTTCAATTAATCCTTATTTGTTTAATGGATTAAAAACAATTAGTAAAATTGCCAAAAAATTAAAGATAAATATTTTAATGGTGAAATTAAATTGCCTTGAATATAACACATATTTAAATATATCCTTATTAGTAAGGTATATTGATTTACATCAAAAATTATATGGTAATTATACTTTTTTGGCACTGACTCGCAATGGATATGAAGAGGGAAAAGCTTTATATAATGTAGATATTTGTGGAAAATATAAATTATTATTAATGCCTTGCATAAAGTCAGATGAAGAAAATATTTTAGATCTTGATTTATAAACCAACAAAAAAAGGATCCTATAATATATAGGATCCTATAAACTTTATTTTTAAACAGTCAAACAACAAAAAAAATGGAAACAACAGATTTTATCAACTCTTTAAAATGTTCAGATTTACAAAGTTTTGTACTTGTTCTTCAGGCTTATAATAGTCAATACGATACAAGAAATTTAAACATAGAAGATATTGGATTCAATATCTATTCAGGATATGTATATTTTCATTTAGAAAATGATATTACTATTTGCTCTTGTTTTGGTAATTCTGTAGAATATCTTACTACAAATTATAAAAACGGCGAAGAAAACTTTTTCGATACCTACAGCGAAGCAATAAATTTTTTAAAATACGGCGACGAAGAAAGCGAAGAAGCATGAAGAAAATCGAATTAATTTTATCTTTAATACTTTTAGATTTTTTTTATTATGTTACTATTTTTTTAGTAGTTTACTACATTTATAAAATGGATCAAAAAGGTAGAAAGGCAATAAGAGACAAAAACAAAATAGATTAATTTTTTAACAGTCAAAAACTAAAAAAATGAGATATTACGTATTAATTGAATGGAACGGCAAAGGATCTGGTGAAACAGTAAAAAAAAGTAATAGGAAATTAGACATGATTATTTTTAGAAATTTTATCTATACAGTAAAACAAGCTAAAAAGAAATATTATCTAAATTACTTTAATTCATTGGACGTGCCATGTAGTGAAATATTAAGCTACAAAACAGAAATAGACTATTTAACCGGCAAAGATCCTTTAAGTAGGAAAGTATATTATTAATAAACTTTATTTTTAAACAGTCAAAAACAAAAAAAAATGGGAAAATTTAAAGAAGCATTGTATACAAATACTGAAAAATTTGCTAATAAGTACGGCGACATTTTTATAAGTTTGTACTGTTATGAGTACAACAATGAATATAAAAAACCGTGTGACTTACCTAAAGAATTAGATCAAACTGTAATTAATACTATTATATTTTTGTTAGATCATTATTTTAATTCTATCATAGAAGATGACAAAGAAATAAATATTAATTTAATAGATACTGAAATGTTATTTGATTTATTAGAATTGTATGACTATTAAACAATCAAGGTAATTTTATTAAAAGGTATCCTAATTAATTTTAGGATACCTTTTTTTATTTGCTTAATACTTTATTTCTTATTACATACTATAAAGTTATTTGGATATCAATTGATATCAGGATAACTTTTTTTATTGCCAGGTAACAAGCTAATTAAATTTGTCTTATATTTTAATTGTAATCAATGATAAATAAAAACAAAGCTATAACACTACATTAAAACAAACATAGCTTAAATTTAAAATATAGCGTTTAGATCATTACTATAGTACTGTAGTACTGTAGTTAGCTATCCTTAGATCATTACTATAGTACTGTAGTACTGTAGTTAGCTATCCTTAGATCATTACTATAGTACTGTAGTACTGTAGTTAGCTATCCTTAGATCATTATTTTTTTTTGCCTTGAAAAATCCTGGAAACAAGCAAAACAAGGCAAAAAATAGCGAAAAAAGGCAAAAAAGGCCTATTTTGGCCAAAAACCCTATAAACCCTATTGGACATGTAGGGTTTCAAAGGGCCGGGCAGGGTCAGGCCGATTTTGGCACGAAGAACCATTGTCGGGCCCCACGTTTTCAGGTCAATCCAAAAATATCAATGGTGGGTATAAAAAAATAATTGTACTTTTGTGATATGCCAGTATTAAACAATAGAAAATGTCGTAGGTTTAACGAGTCTCCAAAGCGTAGGCCTCACCAAGACAAGCAAGAAAATAAATTTTATGGTTCTCCGATTTGGAAACGGATTCGCCATTTGCAAAAGACAAGGAAACCAATGTGTGAGGTTTGCGAGGTCAAAGGCATTTTTACAGATTGCTCTGATGGAAACAACAATGGCATTGCGGATCACGTTGTTAGAATCTTGGAAGGTGGTCATCCTTACGATGAGCGAAACTTGCTAACTTTGTGCAAACGGTGTCATAATGTAAAGAGTAATATGGAAGGAAAAGGTTATGCTCCAGCAAGAATACCAAGTTCTGACGGCTATTACCTTCCGGAGTGCAGGGAAAACGTAATTACGGCTATTATTAACAAAAAAGTAAATTAAAATGAAAACAGAGAAGTTGAAAGACTTACAAGGTACTTTAAAACCAAGTAGAGTTAAAAGAATTACACCTCAAGAGATAATTGCCTCTAATCCTTTTGATTTAACTGATGATGAGCAGAATACGGTTGAATTGGTTAAGAAACATCTTGAATCTGCTGATGCAAGTTACAATGTTGACATAATTGCTATTAATATGTTGGCAAGGTTGTTGACTGTAATCCAACACGCTGCAAATAATATCCTTAAAAATGATGGTGTGGTTGTTTACCCTAATGGTGTTCAACAGATTTCTCCAGAGTGGACGATGTTTAAACAGTCGGTTGAGATTTACAATGATATGTCTGATAGGTTTGGTCTTGACCCGAAGGCAAGGTTGAAGCTTGAATACTTTAACAGAGCAGACAAAAAGGAAGAAGACCCAATAATGAAGTTAATTAAGAACGCATAATGTTTGAATTAGAGAAAGAATTGATTGGTGAGTATGCCAAGTTAGCTATCAAAAGACACTATGATGACGTAAAGAAGTCTGAAAATGCTAATTTTCCTTACTATTATGACGAAAAGGCTGCTGACACCTATATTTCCTTTATGAAAGTATGTAGATTGACTAAAGGTGAGTATGCAGCTATGAATGTCAATGTCATGCCATGGCAAGAGTTCTTTTGGGCTATGATCTTTGGTTGGAAGCGTAAAATTGATAAAAAACGTAGATTTAGGAAAGTTTACTTAGAAATATCAAGAAAGAATGCAAAAACAGAGACTGCTGCCTTAACTGCAGTAGCTTGTTATATTCTTGATCAAGAAAAAGGTGCAGAAATTTATACTGCTGCCACTACCCGTGACCAGGCAAGGATATGTTGGGATGCAGCAAAAGTAATATTGGATTATTTAAAAAAGGATAGTCCTGCGGTAAACAAAATGGTTCAAGTAAGAGCGCACTCAATTTACTCTACTGGTTCTAATTCTAAGATGATTCCTGTGTCATCTGATGCCAAAACCTTAGATGGGCTAAATCCCCATGTAGCCATAGTGGATGAATTTCACGCTCATCCCGACAGTTCGGTTTTAGAAATTATGGAAAGTGGTATTGGTAGTAGAACTCAACCATTAATACTAATTACTACTACTGCTGGATTTAATAAAGAAAGTCCGTGTTACCAGTTAAGAAAAGTCTGTTTAGATATTATTAAAGGCCATAAACATGATGATGCGGTGTTCCCTTTAATATTTTCCTTAGATGAAGATGATGATTGGCAAAATAGTGAAAACTGGGTAAAGTCTAATCCTTCCATGAATGTGACCATTGGTATGGGTTATTTGCAAGACCAATACACAAAAGCCATAAATGAAGGTGCAGCCAAGCAAATTGGCTTTATGACAAAGAATTTAAACTTTTGGACTAATACTCATGCTACATGGATTAACGAAAATATGTGGAATGAGTGCGAAATGAAGCCAAAAGATGACTTTTTATTAAACAGACCAGCCTTTGGTGGACTTGATTTGGCTCAAACTATTGATATTAGTGCTTTTTGCTTATTCTTCCCAGAATTTGATGGTAAACCAGCTTTTCTTATATGGAAGTATTGGATTCCAGAAGATAATGTAAAGGAAAGAAGTCTTAGGGATGGTGTACCTTACATGGATTGGGCATTAAATGGCAGTATTAAGGTGACTAATGGTAATATTGTAGATAACGATGTAATTATTAACGATATTTACCTTTTATTTCAAAAATACAACATTAGAAGCCTTGCTTATGACCCTTGGAGAGCAACTCACGTTGTTATTTCATTACAAGAAAGGGGAGTTAACGTAAGACCGTTCCCACAAAGTTTTCCAGAGATGAATACACCTATATGTGAGTTTGAGAAAATGATTACTGGTAAGAAGGTATTTCACGATGGTGATCCGGTAGCAAAGTGGATGTTATCAAATGTAGCATTAATAATAAATTCTACAGGATTAGTTAAGTTTGATAAAAGGAAATCTAATGAGAAAATAGATGGTATGGTTGCAGCAGCCATGGCTATTGGCGAGGCTATTGACCCTAAGAACAAAATTAATTTAGATTTTAATTTGATAATTGGTTAATTTTTTTATTTGCATATAAAATTATTAATAATCATCTTTGCAGTATGGAATTTTTGAATAAAATAGTAAAATTCATTAAAAGAAGTAGAATTACCAATCTTGGTCCTGCCAAAGACTGGAAATTGTACCAAGAATTGTTTGGAACTAACCAAAGAAGGGTTAGTCATGAAACATCTTTGTCTATACCAGCTTATTTTAGGGCATTATCTATTTTAAGTGAGCAAATTGCATCTTTACCATTCTCTATATACGAAACTAAGTCCGATGGCAATGTTGTTGAGGCAATAAGTCATCCTTTGTATTCTTTAATTAAATACAGACCATCAAGCAAATACGATACTTTTAGTTTTCGTGAAGCTATCATAAGACAAGCTGTAAATGGTTCAATGACTACCAAAAGTGGCAATGTTCTTATTATACCAAACAGAAATCAAGCAGGAAATGTAATTGATTTACATTTAGTTGATGTTCCTTGGGAAATGTACAAGATAAACGATGAGTTTTATTATAAATTAGAAGGTAGTAAGGAAATTTATAGTTCTTTAGAGGTTTTACACATTAAATCATTTAGTGAGAACGGTTATTGGGGTAAGAGTTTGATTGAGGCTGGTAAAACAACTTTATCAAGAGCATTACATGAAATTGACTATGGTAATGACATTTATGCAAAAGGAACTAATTTAAGTGGAACTGTTGAAACAGATTTAATCTTAAACGAAGATCAGTTAAATGTAATTAAAAAGTCTTGGGCAGATAAACACTCCGGACCTAATAATCAACAGGGTGTAGCCTTCCTACAGGCTGGATTTAAGTTTAAACCTATTGCCTCAAGGTTAGAAGCAGCAGATATTGATGCAAGAAAATTGACTATTGAGGATATATCTAATCTTACTGGTGTTCCAGGCTTTTTGCTTTTAGGAAACAATAATATATCTACAACCAACATTGAGATATTAAACAGAATATTTGTTCAGTACACTTTAAGAGCGTGGACTAAGCGAATTGAGAATGAATTTAACACAAAGTTATTTCCACAAAAAGATTGGGGTAAATACTATGTTAAATTAGATCTCGATGAATTGTACCGTGGTGATGTTATGGCAAGAGCAGAGTTTTATACTAAACTTTACAATATAAGAGCCATTGCTCCTAATGAAATAAGAAATCTTGAAGGATTTAACCCATACGAAGGCGGTGATAAGTTTGGTATGCCATTAGCATCTAACAGTAGGGAAGTTCCTGTTGGAGAACCTAAATCTCAAAATGCACAGTAATGCCATATAGTAACTACCCACAATCAGCAACCAATGCAGCAAAGAAAGCTTTGAAGCATAAAGAAGATAATGGTTCTAAGTGTGGAACTTCCGTTGGCTGGTCAAGAGCAAGGCAATTGTCTAATAAACAAAGTCTTTCAGATGATGAAGTGATACGCACATATAGTTTTTTAAGCAGAGCCAAGGTATATGACCAAGGCAAGTATTTTGATGAAAACGAAAATGAGATATGTGGCTCAATAATGTACGATGCTTGGGGTGGTTCAAGTATGTTACCTTGGGCAGAAAGAACGGCTAACAAAATAATGGAAGATAGGTCAAATAATAACCAAATGGAAAGAAGATATTTTAATATTGAGTTTAAGAGTAATGCAGAGGAAAGAAAAATAATCGGAATTGCATCTTCCTTGAACAGATCCTATGACATGGGTTCTTTTGACGAGGAAATTGATATGGATGCTTTTAACGATGCTGATTTTTCAGAAGCTGCTGCTTTATTTAACCATGACCAAAACATTGTTCTTGGTAGGGTTAAAAACAACACGCTGCAAATAAAAAGGGATGGTAATTCATTGGTATACACCATTGATCCTCCAGAAACAAATGCAGCCGAAGATGTGATGAAATTAATTAAACGAGGTGATATTTACCAATCTTCTTTTGCTTTTTCATTAAAGGAGAATGGAGATAATTGGCAAATGAAAGAAGGTAGAATGAAAAGAATTATTACAAGAATAGACAAGGTGTATGATGTTTCGCCAGTAACTTATCCGGCTAATCCAAACACTATTGTTGCTGCTCGAAGTATGGAAAATTATATTCAGCAAAATGAAAAAGCGGAATGCAATTTCAATGAGTTTGTTGAATTTTTAAACAAATTAAAAAATTATTAAAATGTTGAAATCAGATGAATTAAAACAGTCGCGTTCCGCTAAAATAGAAGAAATGCGCACTTTGATTTCTGCTATCGAAACATTGGGTGCAAATGCCAATGACGATCAAAGATCAAAATTAAACACGATTAGGACAGAGGTCACCAATTTAGAGAATGATATTGATAATCATTTGATGATTGAGGCCGAAACTAAAAGAATGGCTACTCCTGCAACAAAAGTTAACGAAAACAAAGTTAACGATGAGCAAAGAGTTAAAAAAGGTTATTCATTCCTTAGAGCGGCTAATCTTATTGCTAATAACAAAAACCTTGATGGTTTAGAATTAGAGATGCACCAAGAGGCTGAAAGAGAATTTAAACAAGCTGGTATCTCCGCTTCCGGTAACCTTTACATTCCTAAGATGATTGTAAAGAATGAGAAGAGAGATATGACCGCTACGAGTGCGGTTGCTGGTGGTAATACTGTACCAACTATTTTGGGTGATTTAATTCCATTCCTTGACCCAAGATTGGCAGTTATTCAAGCTGGTGCAACCTTACTTACAGGATTGACTGGTAATTTAGATTTTCCTCGTAATGATGCTGCGGCTACTGCGGTTTGGGAAACTGAAAACTCTGCCAATGATGAAACAAGTCCAACTTTTGATAAAATTAGTATGTCACCTAATCGTTTAGGTGCGTTTACTAATATTTCAAAGCAATTACTTGTTCAATCATCTATTGACGTTGAGAATTTTGTAAGAAATCGTTTGAGCGAAGCAGTTAACAGAGCATTAGATTATGCTTTGATTAATGGCGATAATTCAACGCAACCATTCTTCGGTATTTTAAATACTGCTGGTATTGGTTCGGTTGCAATCGGTACTGATGGTGGTCCTTTGACATACAAGCATATTATTGACCTTGAAACTGCTTTGGCTACTGATAATGCTGACTTTGGTACATTAGCTTACCTTACTACACCTGGTGTAAGAGGTTTCTTAAAGAATACTGAAAAAGCAAGTGGTACTGCTCAATTTGTTTGGAATGATGGTGCGCCACCAGTTGGACAACAAGGAGTTAGAACTGACTTGTTAAACGGATACCGTGCTTATGTTTCGACGCAAGTACCAAGCAACTTAACTAAAGGTGGTGGAACTAATTTACATTCAGTAATTTTTGGAAACTTTGCTGAATTGTTAATTGGACAATGGGCTGGTTTAGATGTTGTAGTTGATCCATACTCATCAAGCAAAAATGCATTAGTTACCATTGTAGTTAACTCATGGTGGGATTCTGCCGTTCGTCATGCTAAATCATTTTCCGCTATTAAAGATGCGGATATTACTGGTATTTAAATCCTAATAAAATGAAGAATATTTTAATTGGTTTATTGGTATTTGCAGCTATTGGAGTTACTGCATTTAAAAATGACCGAAGTAAAACACTT